ATCCACTGTTTTCTCAAGTGGAAGGTTGCTCGATTTATCTCAATCAAAGTCACTCGCAATCTTGTTGCTCTGCTATTTGATTTACATCCATCGATTATGCAACCTGAGAACGCTTAGTGCGGTCCCAAATTATCTGATTCGAATTTCAAGAACTGTTGCTCAAAGCTGTTTGGCATTTGTTACCGTCTTGCCTGTGTTAAAGGCCAATACCGTCCCACGCTAGACTATGGAGCTAAAAACCTTAGCTGATACTCTGAGACTGTTATTGCATCCAACTTTTCTTCTGTCGATAAATAGTGTCTTCTCTTTTGAGCCTGATTGACTATTTATATATGACTGAATCAAGCTGTTTGCTGTGTCGCTCAATCAGCATGTGAAGTATTCTACGTATGCTACGTTGTGATGTCAACGATTATTTTTTTCCTCAATGATATCAATACTTTAGACCTGACTAGGGATGCGTAAAATGCTGACAATCGAGATGTCATTGACTTATGTCATTGATATTATTGAAGAAAATAAATTGAAAATGTTATCTAACTGATTTTATTAATGATTTTATCTTTTCTTATATAATATGAATAAGCCTCGGAAAGACCGCAAATTTTTGCTGGGAATATCGGCAAGCCAAGCGACGAAACGAAACAAGCGAAACGAGCAACGTACGAAACAAATTACAAGTGATGAAATTAAGGAGGCTGTTCAAAGGTTTTTAAATGCAGGGAATAGCATCCAAATTTTAGAACCTACTATTGACTGTTTCGGTGATGAACCCGTGGATAATTGGAAGTACAATGACAGACGATAAAAAACAGAAAACTAAGCAGGAAAGTAAACTTTCAAACAGGCAAAAACTATTTGCTGAGGCGTACGCTTCAGGCAAGACGGGAACTGAATCCGCAAAGCTTGCAGGGTATGCTGATAAATCGTCGGGACAGCAAGCAAATACTCTGATTAATAACCCAAAGATTCATACATACATTGATGAAAGGAGAAAGCAAGTTGAGCAAAACCTCGGTGTCAGCTTAGAAACTTGCGTCGCAAAGTATCTTGAGCTTGCGAAACTAAGTCAGACTAAAAAAGACTACAGCACTGCAAAGCAATGCGTCGATAGTATTGCAAAAATTATGGATTACAATCCCAAGGAAAAGGTGCAACGTACTGAAAACAAAGTACAATTTGAGTTACTGTTAAAGCAGTTAGATCAATTGCCTGAAGTTAAAGAAATCAATCCATTAGTTTCGGATGTTCAAACATAAGGAACAGGTACAATATTAAACTCTAACATTGTTATACATTTTCCGTTTAATTTCTGCAGCGTACGACTCAAGACCCCCCCCCTCCTCGCAAGGATGGGTGGTGGTATATACATAAAGAAGTTAGACCAATTTCCACCCCAACCCCTACCACAGGAGATCGCATGACAGCGCAGGAGAGGATCATACAGGTAAAGAGCATCCGTTCGCTTTTAGGCTTAACACAGAGGGAGTTCGCATCCGAAATCGGACGCACTCAGCAAGCCGTGAATCATTGGGAATTAGGGCGCAACGCCCCGACCCGAAAATTACTTCAACAAATCATCGACAAATTTAAAATGCAGACAATCAATGTAGAGAACGACCCTGTACAGCATCCTGCACACTACACGAGTAGCAGGATCGAGGTGTTAGATGCCATCGAGGAGTGGGAACTAACCTACGGCATCGGCAACGTAGTGAAGTATTGCGCTAGGGCAGGAAAGAAGACGCAGGATAAGTTGCAGGATCTTTGTAAGGCAAAGTTCTACTTAGACCGTGAGATCGAAAAGTTACAGAGGGACCGTCTCGAAGGGCAGGAGAAGAAGGTGTATTCCGACGGAAGAGGCGGGACTTATGAGATGAGCGAATCCCACAGCAAGCATCTGCGTGAACTTCGTGGAAATTAAGGTTCAGAAAGAGACAAGGTTAACCCCCGTACGTTTCAGTCACATCAGGGGAACCCATCAATATTGGGTCTATCGCTGTATTTGTGGCAGGAAAAAGACGGTACGGAAGAGTCATTATAAGCGGAGGGATGTCCGAAGTTGCGGGTGTCTGCAGAAGGAGATGTCCCGTGACATCAACCTGAGGCTGACCCGTGAATCGTATCTGAAGGCAGGACGGACAAGACGGGGGAAGTCAACATGCAACAAGGGCAAGATTTGTGTGTATCAGTTTGAGAGCAGGAAGGTGAAGGGAAGCAGGAGGAAGTATTTGACACAGAAGGAACTTGAGGAGGTGTGGCGAGGCGAGAGGGAGTTGGTGTGGGATTGAATTGCACCCCTGTAGGAACGGCTCGTGAGGGCGTTCTGCGTTATGTGGAGGATGTCTTTGTTTTTACACTCAATAATAAACCTTATCTCCGAGGCTCCGTAGGCTTGTGACGAGAAAAGAAGTTGTTTGTGATTGTGGCAAAGGTCGGCTGTCTGTCTTCATATAAGGTTCTTCAACTAGAGGGGTGTATTTGAGTGACGCATCAGCACTGAAGTATTTACAGAGGTTGCGGGATGACATGCCTTTGTATTTCAAGCACTGTCTGAAGATCAAGAATTTCGGGTCCGGGGAGTTGGTCCCGTTCGAGATGAATGAGGTGCAGGTCATTCTGCATCACATGTGCGAACAGCAGTTGAAGGAGCAGGAACATGTACGAGTTGTTGTACTAAAGGCCCGCAGGTTCGGGATATCAACGTACATTCAGGCACGGTATTTCAGACACGCTACGATGAATTTCAACAAGACGGTTCAGATCACCACGCATAGCGCACCTGCAACCGACACGATGTTCGGGATGACAAAGACGTTCGAGGAGAATTATCCGAAGGAGATCAAACCGAGCAAGAGGTATTCAGGCAAGCGGGAGTTGGTATTCGGAACAGAGCAGGGAGGGTTGAATTCGCAGTATTCGTTATCGACGGTAGGTGGTAAGGAAGTAAGGGGATCTGCAATTGATTATCTTCATGCATCAGAGGTTGCTTCGTGGGGTGAGGGAGGAGAGGATTACTTTTTAGGGTTGGTCAATTGTGTGATTGCAGGATATCAGACGGAGGTATTTGTTGAGAGTACGGCATCAGGAGTAGGCGGTTTGTTTCATGACATGTTTTGGGACGCATACAACGGTCAGAGCGGTTTTGTTGCAGGATTTTTTCCGTGGTTCATTTATACGCCTTACACGAAGGAGTTCAAGAGCAACACCGAGAAGTTGAAGTTCGAGAATTCCATCGGTCAGGACAAGCGTTACGGAGGTGAGGAGGAGAAGAAGTTGTTAGGACATTCGATATCGTACGATGTCGGAAAGGATGAACCGTTACGTTTTGAGGTGTCGTTAGAGAAACTCAAGTGGCGCAGGAGTTACATTGACACACAGACAGGCGGGGATCTGATGCGTTTTCATCAGGAGTATCCTTCGCATCCTCGTGAAGCATTTATTTCAACAGGCAGGTCCGTATTTCCGCAACATGCACTGAACGATTTGGTTTTAGATTCAGAGAAGCGGATGCAGACGAAACCGCCCCGTTACTTTCACGTCCCGGTGCAGAAGATGAAGAGCGGTGGCGATCCGAAGTATATACTTGAGGAGGATGCAGAAGGAGAGCTTACGGTGTGGCGTGAACCTCAGAAGGGACGGCAGTATCGGGTCGGTGTAGATGTGAGTGAGGGGATCGAGATAGCAAAGCGGGACACCGATTGGTCTGTAGCCGTTATTTTAGATGCAGAAACGTACGCAGAACAGGCGTTCCTGAGAGTCAAGATCGATCCTGATTTATTGTCGTGGCAACTCAAGACGATAGGACGTTGGTACAATGATGCAATGATGTTAGTAGAGAGGAACAATCACGGGTTGGTGTGTTTGAAGTATCTGCAGGATTTTCACTCCTATCCGTCGATTTATACAGAGAAGGTCTTAGATGAGAGGTCGAATCGAAATCAACGCAAGATCGGGTTTCACACGACAGTGAAGAGTAAGCCTCTGATTTTGGATTTTCTGCGTGAATTAATCAGGGAGCAGGAGTTGAAGGTCTATTCTTCTGTCCTGATTGATGAGTTACAGACTTTTGTGATGCAACCGAACGGCAGGATGCAGGCACAGCACGGAAGTCATGATGATGCAGTGATGGCTCTTGCAATTGCATGTTTCGGGTGTCGGATGTACCCGTATTCACATGTGGAGCCTTCCCGATACACGTTCAGTCACCCCGCCTTTAATCTATTCAACCCGCCGAATGCGTAAAAAGTAAAGATATTTGCTTGACGTACGCTACACTTTAGCTTAAATTTAGGTTGCAGGAGGGTTTTAAAGAGTTCGTAAAGCGAGAAATCCTCCTGCGCTGAGAACGCTTTTGCCCTCCTAACCTGAACGGAGAACGGAAATTGCCCTACGGCCCCGGAACTTACGGAAGTAAGCGAGGAAGACCGCCTAAAAAGAAGCAGAAAGCGGTCAAGAAGATGAAAAAGAAAGGTTGAGGTGGCTGAGGAAGGGGTAAAAGTCCGTTCGATGCCCTTAGATGATCTATCTCGGCTGATTACTGAGAAGTATGAGTCGGCAAGGGACTTCAGGGGAGCGCAGGAAACTCTGTGGAGGTCGGCTTATGATGCTTACAGTGCAAAGTACCCGACTTCCCTGAGGCATTCGAACGAATTAGCGGAGGAACGTGGGATTTACATCAATCTCACGAGGAGGAAGGTGCAGAACGCATCGATACGGATAACTTCGATGCTTCTCAATGACGGTAAAATTCCGTTTACGGTAAAACCGAGCAGAAAACCGAGGTATTTACCACCTGATTTAGAAGATGAGGACCCAACCGAGGAGTTGCATGTCCGTGCGCTCAATATGGAGAAGCGAATCAGGGATATTCTTGATGCGACAGACTATAGCCAAACACTACACGACGTTGTATTCGAGATGTGCCTCTATGGTACAGGGGTTATTAAAAGCGTTAGTCTTGAGCGTCTTAATTATCCTGTCTATCGGAGTGTTCGTTCCGATGTCGATATTGAGCAGGTGGAGTCGGAGATTGAAGAAGAGATTATTCCCACCGCAAACTTTGTCTCATGTTGGAATATCTTCCCCTCGCCCGAATGCACCTCGTTCAGGGATGCCGAATATGTTATCCAACGGTCGTTTTTATCTGCAATTGATCTCAGAAAACTTGCAGGACAAGGCGAGGGCTTTTTTAAGGAACAGATTCTTGAAGCTCTCAAGGAGGATAAGGGAAGACATCGTGGAGAGGATCAGTCGGAGCATCCGTATCGTGTGGAGGAGAGCAGGTCCGCAGACCGACAGAAAGGGTACGAACTCCTAGAGTTTTGGGGGAAGCTCGACGCTAAGGATTTGGGGCCTTATTTAGACTTAGACGAAGACGATATGACAGGGATGATCGATGTGGTGATCACCTGTCTAGGAGACAAGGTAATACGGATCGCAGAGAATCCGTTCGACGGTCAGATTCCGTTCTATAGCTGTACGTGGCAACGC